CTTCAAGGGGCGCCTTGTCTTCAAAGAGGAATACAATGAAGCTGAGTTCAAAGACTTTTGTTCTCGCACACTCAAAGCCTATGGCCCGGCCAGTTATTCGTCCCCGGCCTCGTGGACTGCCTTTAGCGAAAAAGTTTACCAGTCCTGGTCAGATAAAGACAAAGAAACCCCTCTCTTTTGGTTTCAACAGGCAGAAGCCATTCGCCACCTCATTGTTGCAGGCGAAATCAAGTCCTATAAGGCGACCTGTCGCAAGGCCAAGAGAGAAGGCAAGGCTCTTCCCTGGATTGACAAGAAGTTCCTTTTTGGGAATACCAAAACGCCTTGGCGCGTCTACCGTTATGAAGCCCTCACTATTATCGAAGAAGCCCCTCCATCCAGGATTGGGAAAAAGCGCAGGTCCTTTGTCCTCCTTGGCAAAGATCTAACTAGGCTGTCCCAAATGCTGGAATCGACGGGGAAGATAGTCCACTATTTCTCTTTTTATGCTGATCAATTCAATTCTTTGTCTCGTAATATGCTTCTCTCTTCTCTTGAAATCTTGAATATGCTTGTAACTTCTTTCACTTCTACTACACCGAACGAGAAAAATTCGATATGCAGGGCTATGGACGTTGCGCAGTACATCTACTTGGCTGAAAAGGCTGGCCCGCTGTCACAAAGAAGCTTGAATGAACAACTGGCCAAAGGACATAACGGTTTGTATGACCGGGTGTTTCCCTTGGACGAGTTGGTGACCCTGCTCAGGCGCTGGAAGCCGCGTGAGGCTTTGGAACTTGCTTCGATACGGAAAATGCTCCCTGTTCCAGACTTTTGCATCTACAGTGCCATGAACAACAACTACATAATGCACTCAGCCCCTTTTGAGATGATTCCCCATTACGATCCCGAGACTACGTTTGACGATTTCCTTCTGTACTGGGACCATTCCATGATCAGAAACTATTACGACCGCCACAAAAGGTGCCCAGGGAGAGTCAAGCCATCGGCCTCGCACAAAGATTGGCACAATACCTATCCTAGGATAATTCCCAAGAACATCCCCTACAAAGAGGTCAAAGACATTGACTGGGAAGGGACCTTTCTTTACTCAGACTACAACTACGCTGAACATGAATTGAGGAAGGACAAGACAATGGCCCCGAGCAGGCTTCCTAAAGATCTCACAAGCCAGGAGTTGAACGACTACCCTCTCTGGGAGCGAAACCAGATTGCAAACTTGTTCATGAACCCGAACATGCCCAGACTCGCTTCCCTGCGAAAGGATATACATGAAGGCGTGGAAAAGTTTGATTACGTTCACTTGACTGCCCTCAAGCCTGAAGCAAAGAAAGAGGGTGGGCGAATGTTCTACATGGCAAATGATTCACAGCGCACCCCAATGTCCGAAAAAGAAGCCAATGTAGCAGACTATCTTGTTCATAAGGCAGGGAATTCTTCCGGGATATCGGACCAGGCCCTTTTGAAGCACATGCGCGAGATAGCCCTTTTGCCCACGCGTGCAGTCAGGAAGGTACTCATATCTTTTGACCTGGAAAAGTGGTCACCTAGGCAGAATCCAAGACTCAAACGAGAGGCTTATTCCAAGTGGTCTTACGCTTTTGGTTTACCACACATAATGTCCTTACTGAAAGTCCACACTGGCTCGAGACTGGCCTTCATCAAGCACAACATACATCATGAGTACGTGAACAATGGCCAGGACCTGGAAGGATATGATGCCAGAACCAACACCGCAATGCATATCGAGGTCATGGGTTATGCCGTGAATGTGTGCAGGCGCCTGAAACTGGTTTCGCATGGAGCTCACCTTCTTGCCCTGATTGACGATGGTGGCATGAGTTTGGAGTTCGACTACACTGCAACCGACCAGGATATCATGGATTGCCTCCAGTGCATCGAACGAGTGTATAACATGGTCGGCCTCAGGATCTCTTGGGACAAAACGTTTGTGTCTGAGTCCCTGTTTCAATACTTGAACGAGGTTTACTACAACGGCTTCAAAGTCACTCCTGGTTTGAAAGCCTTCTTGCGGGTGGGCAAGGACGTTGATGTGCCAGCCAAAACGATTGCAGACGACCTAGACGCCTATGGGGGGCAAGTGCAAGGTGCCATCAAATCTGGGGCGGCCTATATGACATCCTATTCCATGTACATATTCGAGGTGTACCGAACTCTCAAACGATGGAGCAGATACAAGGTAGAAATCACAGACAGGCACACACTCATGTGCATGGCTCCGGTCGCTTTTGGAGGTTTGGGCGTAAAATCACTCATTCAGTTGGCTTCAAACGAGGCTTTCAATCCGGTCACGGCAGGGATTGGGAATTTGAAAGCATTCTGTACCTTTTACCCTCGAAATGCCCCGTTAGTGAACTCCCTCTTGAACTCGAACATGCGCGAAATGAAACCTGAAACATTTATCAGAGCCCCCAAAGCAATCAGGGCCGAAACCAGAACACTGAACCTTCAGCGTTTTGCAAACACGATGAGAGAGTGGTTGACGAAGGAATCCATGAACCCGTATGTGAAATCCGTTCTTCAATTGACCTTCGACGATACCACCTATCTGTTTGCGGAAAGGCTTTTGGCCTCAGAGGAAGTTTCGGCCATGGGATTGCAAGCCATTGCAGCCATTCGACCTGAAGCAGCAGTGGACGCACTGGTGAACAAACTTCAAAGATCACAAACAGCAGCAAACCTGTTGGGTTTCAGGACAGCTTTAAGAATCATGTTAGCTAATCGGTACCAGGCCCTGTACTGCATCAGTGAGTTCGGGAGGGACTTGGGCGTAGCCAGACTCGAGTACTTTGAACGACGTTAATTACAGATAACCACCTTTTTTGGTGCCCAGAAGCGGGAATACACCTTAATGGTGGTGATCTTCTGTAAAGAAAACTTGAATTTGAAAAAATATATATAGTGCGTGTTGAGGGCTGGGATCTGCCAACTGGTATGGTATGATTTATG